TGTTGATCCATCCGCCACCGCCAGCAGTACCAGCGATTTCCGCGCCGTGGTCACCTTCGGCTTTGACCCGGTTGCCATGGTTTTCCCCTGCATGCATGCCTGGATCAAGCGCCGCTCTATTGACGATATGTTTGCCGCCGCCTATGCCCAGAATGACCAGTACCCCGGCGTGGTTGCCATTGAGGAGAACATGCTCAAGGATTTCCTCCATAAAGCTATCCAGCAATACGCCAAGGACGTGGGTCGCTTTCTCCCCTGGACACCGGTTCACCACGGTTCACAGGCTAACAAGATCGCCCGGATCGTCGGTACGTGTGAGTACCTCTGGGAACATAAACGCATCTGGTTTGAAAAGGGACATAGCGACCAGAAGGTATTGATCGAGCAGTTCGAGTACATCAATAACAGCACTGTCAACGATGACGGTCCGGACGCTGCCGAGATGTCAATCAGTAAGCTGATGGGCGGGCTGGGAATCAAGACAACCGATGCATTACCTGAATTTACGGGGTGTTCAGCATGAAATGGTGGCCGTTCGCTAAAACCAGACCCGACGTACTTCCCGGCCAGGTATCAGTTCCCGAGGATTCGATCAACGGCACTATCAGCCGCCTGGCAGGGTTCTATAACTTCACTGCCGCGCCGTTCGACCTCAAAGCCCTGGAGGTCCTGGAACTGCTCGGCATGTTTAACCCGGACATCAGTCAGGCGCTCTCCATCTGGGTCAATCTCGGCAATACCGGCCATGAAATCACCGTGGAGGGCAGGAACCCTGAAGCCATCCTGACCCGGCTTAATTATCTGGCTGCTACCTGTTACCAGACCGGTGGCGGCATAGACGGCCTGGTCAATCACTTCCTGCGGCAGATACCGCTGATGGGCGCTCTCTCCGGAGAGTGGGTAGTGGCCGACAATATCAATGAAGGGCTGGTGGATTGCGTCACGGTGCCGGTGAAGCGCATCCGCTGGCAGCGGGTCAATGGCGTTTTTGTGCCGTTCCAGATCACCAACTCGCCCTTCGGCTCCGCTCAGGGATCGGGCGGCAACATGGGCTATATCCAGCTCAACCCGCTCACCTACAGCTGCATGCCGCTCATGACCAATGATGGTAGCCCTTATCCGATCCCGCCGTTTCTGGCCGCCCTGAAGAATATCGAGGTGCAGCTTGACGCGACGGATAACCTTTCCTCGATCATCCGCAAGATGGGCCTGCTCGGCTTCATCGATGTCGCCATGAAGGTGCCGGAACAAAAAGGGGGCGAGAGCGACGAAGCCTATCGAAACCGCCTCTCCAACCGGCTGAAGGATTATGCCAAGTCTTACTCCGGCAATCTCTCCAAGGGTGTCGCCGTGCATTACGACGATCAGGAGATCAAGCACAACGCCACCAATGCCGGGGCCGCTGCCGGGGCAAAGTCAGTCTGGGAGATGAATGAGGAGCAGATTTTCAGCGCCCTCGATATCCCCCCCTCCATGTGCGGCAGATCCTACTCGACAACCGAGACTTATGCCGAAGTCGATTTTGAGCGGCTCGGTACCAAGCTGATCAATGGCAGGCGGATGATCAAGCGTTTCCTGGAGAAAGGCTACACCCTTGACCTGCTGCTGCGCGGTATCGATGCCCAGGTGTCCGTCTCGTTTAACGAGCACAGCGCCTTCAAGCAGAAGGAAAAGGAAGAGGCCGAAGGCCAGCGGATCAAGAATATCTTGAGCAAGCGCGACGCCGGCATGATTTCCGATGATGAAGCTGCCCAGGAGCTGGGCTACGAAAAAGCGACCGGCAGAGTGCCGGGTGATACGCCTCCGGCTGGCATCTTCGGTTCTGCCGGGACGGTTTTCAGCTTTAACCGCAAAACAGGCCGCTATGAGCATGCGCCGGAACGGATCGAAATCCATTCCCTGGAGCAACCACAGGATGATCGCCGTGACCAGAGCTATCAGGCCGCGCTGGAAGCCGTGCTGGCAGATCCGGAAGAAAAGGCGATCGCGGCAGCATTGGCAGCAGCTGAAAGCTTCACAGACAACACTCGGTCGATGAGGAACGTCATTGCTCTGCGCTTTGCCACCGCCGTTTATGAGGCATTTGCCACAACCCTCCGGGCCGAGATCAAGAAGAGCGCCGTCAGCAAGGTAATCAACCGCTTCATGTCCGACGCCTGGCAGCACTGGCGTTTTGAAGACAAGAGCCATCTGCAGGCGCTGCGCGGCAAACGTCTGGAGGGCGAAGAAAAAGCCATCGACATCGGTCTGGTGGACAAGAACGCCATCGCTTATATCACCAAGATCGAGACGTTCTATTTCGGTCAAGGGAACTATCTAGCGAACAATGAAACGGTGGGAAAGCAGTTTATAGCCTGGCTACAGGACGAATATATTGCCAAGGGTTTGAACATCAAGGATGTGGCGACGTATAAGGAATTCGCCGGAAAGTTTGAAGGTCTGGTTAATGTCACCAGCTACAAAAAGACCGTGCAGCTGGTATCGACCACAATGAGCCGGGTGCAGAATATGGGCCAGACATTGAGCCTGTATGAAGCCGGAATGAAGCGCTACCAGATTGTCGGCCCGCGCACTGCTCCGGCCTGCAAGCTTTGTCTTAATATGCTGGGCAGGGTTTTCGAAGTGAAAGTTGCGGCAATGAGGCTAGCGAAGATCCTTAACAAGGGGTTCGAATCAACCGAGGATCTGCCGCCATTCCTGACCAGTAAATATCATGACGACGAAGTTTTGAAAAAAAAGAGCGATGCGGAGCTGCAGGCGGAAGGTTTTGAAAGCCCGCCTTTTCATCCGGAGTGTCGGCATCGAATATCCGCCGTTGACTAAAGGCCCGTAAACGCCCCTGAAGGGCAAAAGAGGGCTCTTGGTACGACCAAGGCCCCTTGACCCTGTTTATAAACAAGATTTGGCGCACTGACAGCGATTTTCAAAAGCCATCATGGAGGCAAAAAATGAAGAAACAGTTTGAAGTGATTAAAGAGGGGTTTGCGAAGGCACGTTTCGGCGGGGCATTCTCCGGTTGCGACATGGCTCCGGTCGGCGGGCTGATCAACTTTGCTGCCGACGATACCAATGGCGGGCTCAGTCCGGAGGAGTTTTTCACGAAGCCGGCCCGGCTCCTCTCCATGGCAGTCACCCCCTACCGCAAGTTCGATTTCACCAAGCCCGGTGTTCTCAAGGCAGCGGTCGGCCTCTTTGAGGGGGTCACCCTTTACACCAACCACATGGCCGACGTCAACGACTGGAGCGGCCTGGTTCAGGATTGCGTCTGGGATGACAAGAATACTCCCCCAGGGATCAACGGCCTGATCGTGGTTGACAAGACTGTTGACCCGAAGCTGGCGCGCGGTCTGGAGATCAAGGCGCTCCGTTCGCTGTCGGTCACCATCTGGTTTAATTACGAGCGGAGCCATCCGAATCTCAGCGGCTTCTATGATCGCCTCGGCGAAATTGTCGACGGTGAGATGGTGCGCTTTATTATTACGGAGATAACCAATGCCGGGGAGGTCTCGGTCGTCTGGGAGGGTGAAGATCCCTTTGCAAAAACTTTCACGGCTGGCGGCGATCCCGCTGGCGATAATCAGCAGGAAAACAATACAGGAGGAGATAACGACATGAAACTGACCGCAACATTACTGGCCCTGCTCAGCTTGTCCGCAGGCGCTGAACCGACCGCAGTCGAACTGGAGGCGGCCATTACCGCTAAAGTAAACGGCCTGCAGACTCAGCTGGACAGCCTGAAAGCAGATGCCGCTCTCGGCGCACAGCTGCTCAAGGAAACCCGCGAGCGTGCCGTCGCACTCTACAAAACGGCCAAGGGGGAGAAAGGTTTTCAGCAGACCTTTGTCGACGGCGTGATCCTGAAGGCCGATCTGGACACGGCGCGGGCATTTGTCAGTGAGTATCAGACCGCTGTCGAGGAGTCGATCCCGCTGGCCTGTCCGAAATGCGGCGAGAAGCTCTCCCGCCGTTCGTCGCAGCCGGAAAAAACCGGGAGCGAGCTGACCAAGGGAAAGCGCCCGGAGGATTACAAGGTTTAAAGATTTATGGCCTGATGCCCCGCAACCATTAACCGGGCTTTTGCCCATCACATGAGTCACAAATTTTCAGGAGGTTGGATATGTGGACAGTCGGTTTTAGAGGGCTTTTAGCCCAAGTTGTAACGTTTCTGGTGGCAGTAGGAATAATCGCTGCCGACAAAGGGAAGGTGTGCAAGCCAAGCGCTAACGGCACGGTGGATCTGTGCGCCGCCGAGGATAACTTTATCGGCGTCCTGGACACGATTGATCTTGACGGGCGGATGAACGCGGCAGGTGTACAGGTCAGGGGTTATGTCGAGGATCTTCCCTATACCGGCGCTCCAAGCCTCGGCTTTCAGGAGCTGGTAGCCAACGGCGCAGGCGGGGTTAAGCCCCCGGCTGCAGCGGTAGCCGCCAGTCTGGCCACTGGAGTTGTGGCGAATAACAACGCTTTG